AAATAGCGGTTTCGTCGCCGAAGGCGATCCGATCCCAGTCCGCCAGCTCAACGATGCGGCGGTGCAGCTGCAGCCTTACAAGCTCGCCTCGATCGCGGTCCTCTCTGAGGAAATGATACGATCGTCAAACGCCGAGACGCTGATCGGCGATGCACTGGCGCGATCGGCAGCCGCTGCGCTCGATGCAGTGCTGTTTGACACCAACGCTGCAACAGCGGCGCGGCCGGCCGGGTTGCGTAGCGGCATCGCCGCCTATACGGCAAGCGTAGCTACCGATTTTTGGGAAGCCTATTTCGAGGACATCGCCAACGGCATCAATGCCTGTGCGCCGGTCGGCGGCAATGGTCCCTATACGCTGATCGCCAATCCAGGCCGGGCGGTTCAAATTCGATTGCGAGCGATGGGCGAGGAGCCATACGCCATCCTCGGGAGCAGCGCCGTCGGCAACGATATGATCACCGTGGCGCCAAAGACCATCGTCTGTGCGCTGAGTCCCGATCCAGAAATCGAACTCTCGAACGCGGGCACATTGCACATGGATTCCGCGCCGTCGCCGGTCGGCAGCGCGTCACCCGGACGCTCGCTGTTCCAAACAGCATCGGTTGCACTGAAAATGCGCTGGCCCGTGAGCTGGAGTCTACGCGATCCGCGTGGCGTCGCATGGGTCACGCCGACCTGGAAGTAACGACCGTGCGCGACGTTGAAACCTTCGTCGACGATCTGCCGTCGCTCCCGGCGGTAATCGCGCATGAGCCGACAGATGAAGGCTGGCGCGGCCTGACGGCCGACGGCGACGTCTTCAACATCGCTGGCCACAATGGCAACAAGGTCGCTATTCCCGAAAGCTTGCTGATCACGCGCGATGGTAAGGCGGTCGGCCGCCGTGAAGTGAGAAATGACGGCATCAATATCGCTGAATATCTGCAGCATCATGATCGCGGCGTTGAGCTATTTCGCGCTAACGAATGCTCGCAAGCTCTTGCCGAGTTCGAGGCCGCGATCGCCATCGCGCCGACAGCTCGCGCCCGCTTCAACATGGGCCTCGTTCTGCTGACGTTGGGTCGTTGGCAGGAAGGCATCAAACATCACGAGGCGCGGCTAGAGCTGCTGATGCCATGGACTTGCAAAGAGATCGAGCAGCAAGGCGTCCCGAGGTGGGACGGCCTAGATATCGCCGGCAGCACTCTTTTGCTCGTTCATGATGCCGGATTTGGCGACACGATAATGCTCTTGCGATGCGTGCGGCGCCTGAAGCACATGGGCGTCAACGTTCGGATCATGGTGCCGCCCGAGCTCCAACGCCTGGCCGAGCAATTCGCGCCGCTCGCCAAGGACGCCGAGGGTGCGGATTATTATTGCCCGCTGCTGTCCTTGTTTTTCTTGCTACAGGAAACGCCCGAGACGATTCCCAACGCGTCGTATCTGAAAACCGATCCGGTGTTGGTGCAGAAGTGGCGAAATTGGCTCGGCAAGACCGGCCGTCGTGTCGGCGTTGCCTGGTCGGTCGGTAAGGATGTCAATGGCGATTACCCGCGATCAATTCCGTTGGCGCTGCTCGATGATGCGATCGGCGATGCCGACGTGTACAGCGTGCAATCCCAAGGCGTGGACGAAGCCTCGGCGCTCGGCATTGCCAGGCCACAGTTCGAAGACCTGGCCGACTGCGCAGCGTTCATGTCGCTGATGGACGAGATCGTCACTGTCGATACGGCAGCCGCGCATATTGCTGGCGCGATCGGGCATCCGCGCACGACTGTGCTGCTTAGCTATTGGCATTCATGGCGGTGGCGCTTGCCGCTCTATGCTGGCTTGAAGTTCTGTGTGCAGCCGACGCCAGGCGATTGGACGAGCGCAGTTGAGTTGTGGAAGCAAAGTCGCTGAAAGAGTGCGGGTCGGCAAGCGACACGTGGGCATCATCAGCTTTTTGGCCGACCCGCGTGCGACGGCTGCATCGGATACATGGGCCTCAGGCTTGAAAAGGCAGGTCGCCGCGCTCGCATCCTAATCCGCTTTAATCGCAAAGGACAACGCTCATGCCGCTTCCCAAGCCACACAAGGGTGAGGAACAAGATGCATATATGCAGCGCTGCATGAGCGAAGCCTACGGCGCCGATGCCCCCGATGATCGCACGCAGGAGCAAGCCATTGCGATGTGTCTGCAGACTTGGCGTGACCGCGACAAAAAGTCGGCGAAACAGGACGACGGTTATGATCCCCCCGAACCGGACGATGATGAAAGTCACGAAGATTATATCGATCGGTGCCTTTCAGAAATCGGCGCCAGCGATGACGACGACGACGCAATGGACGCTTGCGAGATGGCCTGGCAGGACAGTCGCGCCGTGCGGGGCGGGCTGATTGAAAAGACCCACGCCGGAACTGTCCACGGAATGGAGTTCGTTCTTTCTGATGAAACGCCCGATCGCCTCGGTGACGTCATTGCGGCCGATGGCTGGGATCTTTCGAATTTCGTCAAAAACCCGATCGCCCTCTTTAATCACATTCCTTCCTTCGTTGTAGGAAAATGGAGCGGCTTGCGTGTCAAAGACGGCGCGCTGCGCGGTCATCTGGAGCTGGCGCCGAAAGGCACATCAGATCGCATCGACGAAATCCGCAAGCTAGTCGACGCCGGCATTCTGAAAGCTGTTTCGGTCGGCTTCCGATCCATTGAGCGCAAGCCGCGCCGCGGTCCGAAGGACGAATATCTCGGCGATCATTTTGTTAGATCCGAGCTGGTCGAAACGTCGCTCGTCTCGGTACCGGCTAATCCTAATGCGCTGGCAGTTGCCAAGTCGCTGCAAATTTCTCCCGAGACGCTAACACTCGTTTTCGCCAAGCATGGCAACAGAAACGAGATCAGGCGTCGCGGATTTCCTGGCAAGCACGCCGACACGTCTCGAAGCAAAGAGGGCGCCATGACGCTCGCTCAACGCATTACTGACATTGAAGCTAAGCTTGTCGAAGGTACGGACAAGCTCAACGAGCATCTCGAAAAGCTGGACGACAGCAACGTCAGCGATAGCGACCTACAGATGACGAATGATCTGAATATGCGCATCGCACAGCTGAAGAAGCAACACTCCGCACTGGCGGAATCGGAAAAGCTTCTGGCTAAGACCGCCGATAACGGCAATGGCCGTAGCCGTGCCGTGGCGATGTATCAGCCGCCAGCGGAGCCAAAGGAAAAATTGCTCGGCTCGACGAGCATCACGACTCGGAAGAAAGAACTCGATCCGCTCGATTATTTCGTGCGGGCCGGGACGGTCACTTATGCATCTAAGGTGTGGGGCCGCATGCCTGATGAAGTCAGGCAGCAATTCTACGGCGACGATGACACGACAAAGGTGATCTGCGATCTAGTGCAACGCGCAGCGTCTGCGCCAGCAATTACGACGGTTGCGGGATGGGCGGCCGAGCTCGTTCAACAAACGTATACGGACCTGATGCCCCTCTTAATGCCAACTTCGATTCTGACTCGACTGGCACCGCGTGGTTTGGTGCTCAGCTTTGGTCGGGCTGGCCGCATCATCATTCCGACTCGCAATCGTACGCCGACCATCGCCGGCTCGTTTGTTGGTGAGGGCATGGCGATCCCGGTGAGGCAAGGTGCATTCGCGTCGCAGACGTTGACGCCCAAAAAATTGGCCGTGATCAGCGTTTGGACCAGGGAGATGGACGAGCACTCGATTCCTGCGATCGAAGGTTTGATCCGTGAAGCGATCCAACAAGATACCAGCGTTGCGGTCGATAGCGTGTTGCTCGATGCAAATCCGGCAACGACGATCCGACCTGCCGGCTTGCTCAACGGTGTTGCCGCGACCACGGCGACGGCGGGTGGCGGCATTGCGGGGCTGATCGGTGATATCACCGCGTTGCTCAGCGCCATCACAACCAGCACTTTCGGCAACGTGAGAAGCCCGGTGTTCTTGGTCAACCCAACTGACATGCTGCGTGCGTCGTTGCTGCAGGCGACGAACACCGGCATTTTCCCGTTCCGAGACGAAATCGCTCGCGGCACGTTGAACGGGATTCCGCTGATCGACTCGGCGACAGTGACAGCAAAGACGATGATCCTTGTTGATGCCGCTGATTTTGTTGTTGTTGGTGGTGAAGCT